TAGTATCGGTAGCGCCGGTTGTGTTTTTTCGTGTGGGTGGGACTCAAGATGTTACCGTAGTCATCAAATAGCAGACCTGCCAGAAGGCTAGGGTCTTTGACGGATTTTCGGAAGTCGTAGTTGTTTTTGTTCTCCTTTAATATGGCTTGCGCTGATTCCCAGAGGGAGTTATCTAGGATGGCCGCATGTTGCCCTTCATACAGTTTCCCTTGGTGGGCCACTTTGCCGATATAGAGGGGATTCTTCAATAAGCCATACAAGGCTCCCCGTGAGAAAGGTTTGCCGCCAGCATGGACCCCATTGAGTTCACGGGCTTTACTGACATAGCCCTCTGCATCCAGTTCTTCTTTTAACTTCCTGACGCACCCCAGTGCGACATACCTTATATATATGTGTCGTATCCGCTGCGCTTCCGATTCGTTTACCACTAAGGTCTTGTCGATGACGTCATACCCCAGGGGCACTACACCGCCCATCCACATACCTTTTTGTTTGGAGGCAGCGATCTTGTCCCGGATCCGTTCACTGGTGACTTCACGTTCAAACTGGGCGAAGGAAAGCAGGACATTCAGGGTCAGCCGACCCATGGAGCTGGAGGTATTGAATTGTTGGGTGACCGAGACGAAGGAGACCTGGTGTTGATCAAACAAGTCAATCAGGCGGACAAAGTCCGCGAGGGAGCGGGAGAGGCGATCGACTTTGTAGACCACGATCACATCCACCTTGTCGGCCTTGATGTCATCAAGGAGTTGTGTCAGGGCAGGACGCTCTGTGTTGCCCCCAGAGAAGCCGCCATCATCATAGTGCTGAGCTAGTGCATTCCAGCCCTCATGTTGCTGACTCTTGATATAGGACTCACAGGCCTCCCGTTGGGCGTCCAGGGAGTTAAATGTTTGATCAAGCCCTTCCTCAGAGGATTTGCGGGTGTAAATGGCGCAGCGGGTTTTGGCAGGGGTTGTGGTTGTCATAATGAGGCAGTCTGTTTGTTCAGACCAAAGAAACGGGGGCCGGACCAGTGTGCCCCGGTGATATCACTGGCGACACCACTTAGACTACGGTAATGCCGCCCTTGATACAGATAGCCCGTTTCCAGGATGGTAACTTCATGGGTTTCACCCTGCCATTCACGGATCAGGCGTGTGCCGGGTGAGTACGTCAAGGTCGGTGATTGTCCGGGTAGCTGGGCTTTTTCCAGCAATCGTTGTCGCAGTGCAACGGGCTTGTGCTTTTGTTGCATCGCTTGCACCGTCCAGGCAAGATGAACCCGCAGCAAATNGGTCTTTAACGACTTCGGGGCAGGTTTCCCTTCCAGTTGTGCGTAGATACCCCTAAGCGTCGGCAAGTCGGCTTTGGACAAGGCTTCCAGGGTCGGTCGGCAGGTTGACTGTTTGCTGTGCATGGACACCATTCATCCATACTGTGCTGGGGAAAGCCAGTCATTCTGATCAGCTTTCGCTCACCATTGGGCAGTAAGGTGACATACCTAATCATCACAAGTCACCTGAAAAGGGACTGTTCATGATGTCCATGATACTGAGACCAGATGAGCGACTTTCCGGCAACCCGTGCCCGGAAGAGTCTGGGATGAAGGTGATGCGCGATTGCAGTACATTTGGCCTCAACTGCTTGTAACGAAACCACTCAAGGAACTGAGACAGGCTATCGACCTGATCATCAAATTTACCATAGGGAAAATGCACCAATTCGGATTGGAAATCAGAGAGCCAGGGGGCTTCTTTTGGCAAGATGACCTTGCCCGTTTCCAGTATTGGGGTGACCTGGAGCATGCGGGTGGACTTGTCGCCTTTCGGTGTCATACCTTTGACCTGTAAGGTATGACAATGGGTTTGCAAATCCTGAATCAAGCCCATCCCGGCGTTTGTATTTTCAATAATGATCAGGTCAGCCCGCCAGGTTATGCCATGATTGACAACGGTATGTCTTAAGCGTGGGAACTCCAGGCGTTCTCGAAGGACGTCCAACAAGTAACAATGACCGTTCCTTATCAACCAGGTCGTACACACGGAATAATCATTCATTTGACCTGTCGAGCTGGCGGTATCCCAACTTTGTATCACCCAATTACCTTCTTGTTTTACAGGCAGCTGTGTATAGCGATGTTTAAACCAGACCCATTTGACAATACCACCACCCAGTGGTGCAGGACGCTGCTGGTATTGCGCAGCAAAGGTATAGGAGCCCATTTCCTCCTTCAATTGCGCAAGTGATTCAAGGGGCTCCTTATCAGGGTGCAGAGCTTCACCTTTTTCACGGTGATGATATTGTCCTTCGTCCACCAATATCGATTCTGCATCCTCCGCAATCGCCGGTAAGTTCAGGTGTGTCCATCCACCCGCTGCCAGCAGATGGCCCGCCAGGTCTTCTTCATGTAGTCGTTGTTGGATGACGATGATCACATCTTTTTGTTTGTCATTGAGGCGTGATAGGAGAGTATTGCGAAACCAGTTAATCACGTTTTCCCGTTTGATATCAGATTCAACTTCATCTGACTTATGGGGATCGTCGATAATAATTAAATTACCACCTCTCCCGGTTAAGGTGCCGCCTACTGAGGTGGCCAAACGATAGCCCAACTGTTTAGTCCTAANCTCATGTTGGGTATTCTTAGATGGATTGAGCTGTGCATGGGGGAAACATCGTTGGTACCACTCTGACTCCATGACGACACGTGTGTCAAGCGAGTGCTTGACCGCGAGATCGTTTGAATAACTGACACAGATAATCTTGCGGGTGGGATCATGTCCCAGCAACCAGGCAGGAAAGGCGACAGAGGCGGAGATGGATTTCAATGACCTTGGAGGCAGCGTAATGATCAGACGTCGAATATCTCCCTGTGCGCATAACATCAAATGATAGGCTATGGCATGTAAATGCCAGTTATCAGAGTAAGTATCACCTGCCGATACTGTATCGAAGGTCTTGCGAATGAAGGTATTCAAGTTTTCACGCAGCAGGGCGTTCAGTATTTTTTGTTCATTCATTTTGTTTCTCCTTGTTTGCTGGATCCCTTATCACCCAGCAGTTGTTTTGTGTATGCCGCTAAGATGGCCTGATCTTCCTCCGTTAAGGAAGCGCCATCTGTGTTGTTTTGATTGGCCTGTTCCAGACCTAGTATCAAACCAATCAGCACATTGGCTGCACGTGTTTCACCTTTCAAGGCCTTGGCGAACAAGGTCTTAATCATCGCCCGCTGCTTGGTGACCTCATGAGATTTATGGGCTTCGGTGATCAGGATTTTTTGTTCCAGTTCCTCCTGCAGATCCGTTGACAGATTCTTCAGGCCTTTCGGACGACCCTTAGAGTTACCCGACTGGCCTGTTTGGAACTGGGTTTGCTTAGGTGGCTTCTTGTAGCCGATGTCGTAGTCTTTCGATGTCATGATTTACACCTCACACAGGTCGGGATCGGTACGTAACACACGTAAGTCACCAAATGTGTGGCCTGACTGCACGTGTACAGCATCATCACCGGTGGCATCCATCCAACGCTGAAGGGCAACATCCACGTAACCCGGATCAATCTCAACGCCGTAACACACGCGTCCTGTTTGTTTTGCCGCCAATAAGGCCGTACCCGAGCCCAGGAAACCGTCCAGGACGATATCTCCCCGGTGGGTCACATCCAGAATGGCATCGGCAACCATAGCGAGGGGCTTAACAGTAGGGTGGGAGGCCAATGCTTCATCCCGACCCTCACCGAAGGTGTTGACACCGGGGTATGTCCAGACATTGGTGCGGTAACGACCATGTTTACCCAATTCCACATTATTAATGTGGGGGGCAGATCCTTTCTTGAAGATAAAGATCAATTCATGCTGAGAGCGATATAAACTACCCATGCCGCCATTGGTCTTGACCCACACGCAGAGATTGACCAACGGGTTTTGCAGTTGCTGATGTGCAATAAGCAGCTCTAACTGGTGGCGCCAGTCCATGAAGACGTATTGCAACGCACCCTCGACACAGGCGCGATCCATCTGCAGCAACGCATCTAACAAAAATTCGATGAACTCTTCATGGGTCATCTCGCCCGTGGCCATCGCGAACTCATCATGCTTGTTTTTCCCTAAACCACTGACGTGCCCATTAATAGGCACATTATAAGGCGGATCTGTGATCACCATTTGTGCGAGTCTAGAATCCATCAATGACGCCATGACATCGTTATCGCGACAATCACCACACAGGATGCGATGGGGGCCTAATTGCCAGATGTCCCCGGATTGGGTCACCGTGTTTTCAAGCTCG